GTTGGTGAAATAAGTAGTTTGCGATTATACTTTAGTGCATCATATACTGCTTCAATTTGATAGTCTCTTGGTTTATACTTGGAGATTCTTGTCATGTAGTCTTTTACACCTTCATATGAGATCATCTCATTTTCTTCAAAAGGTGTTCCGTAGAATTTATTATCTTCAAACTCTACTTGGTAATCCCACTTGTTTGCCCATGAAACTACTTTATCTAAAAGTCCAACGTAGATCTCTCCAGTATGTGGGGAGAATAGTCGAATCTTTCCATCCCAATACTTACTCCGATACTGGGGCATAAACTTTGCACCTGGTACATCAAAAGTAAAGTGTTCAGAAAGTTCTTGAAATACGTGTGGTTCTGCCTTTAACTTTAGAAATACTTCGTTCTTTTTTCCAATTACAATATCAGTCATATCCTCTAATAAACTTTTGCCACTCAATCGCATTTTTCAGCTGATATGTTCTATTTAAGATAGTTTTGATAATGCTATCTAGATAGTCCAACATCATTTGATAGTAATCAATCTTAGTGAGACACTTGATAATATCTTCGTCTGCATCGAGATATTTGTCTAAGTCTCCTTTTAGAACTTTGTGGTCAAAAGGATATTCTGCATATACTTCTGGTTCTGCTCTACCAGTATAGTATTGCCATTTTTCTTTTTTTAAAATTTTATATTTGTTCTCTTGTGATTTCTTAAGAACAAGGATGTTATTATAAAGTTTGTAGTATTTTGAATGAAGACTCGGAATCTTTGTGGATTCTGAATGTAAATTATCATCATCGATCTTGGAATCTTGTTCCCAAAGATCTTGTATCATATCAAGATTCATACTTTTCAATGTCATAAAGATCATACTTAAATGTAGCCTCAGCAACTACATATTCCACATCAGTTGTAGCGGAATCAAAACTAACAGTTGTTAATGAAGTGGGGAAAAGTCCCCTAAAGTTTACTTTAGCATTAACTCTGAAGTTACTATTATATATCAACAAAGTTCCATCGGAGACATTAGGGTCTGCAGCAAGTTCGTCTCCATTGATCCAACTTTGATATTCTGCAATAGATTCTGGATATCCAAGACCTCTTATCCAGTTATGGATTTCCATATAGTTTTCAAGGTCTTCATCTACAATAAATCGAAGAACAAAATCTCCGTATTGTATTTTATCTCCTGGAACAGCACGGTCCTTAAGGTATGACGATTGAATCGCAACACCCATTCCAATCTCGGGAATGTTTGCAGCCTGTGCAAGGAAATCAACCTTCGGCGTTCTTGCTAAAGTAAATTTAAATCCAGTTGGGGCAAGAAAGTTTCTATTAGAAATTTGTCTTGCGAACGCAGAGAATGACATAGCGTTTTATCTTTATTTATTTGCATAAAAAAAGAGACCCGAAGGTCTCTGTATATCAACGGCGAAATCCACCTCTAGGCATTGGAGTACCAAAATCAGGAAGTTCAGGCATTCGTGAACATGGACGTTTGAATGTGCAACGTTTCCTTGGACGATGGATAGTTCCAGGTCTACCACCAGGATTTTCATGGAACATTCTAGGTTTTGCTTCAGCAACAGTACCTCCAGTGATGCTCACTGTCGTGGCAAGCATTAGAGGAAGAACGAATAGTTTAGTCATTTCATTTAATGTAGAGGATATAGTTACCCATCCATAAAATGGGTAAGTGCGTCCTAACAAATTATATAGACATAAAAAAAGGACCCTTGCGGGTCCCTTTGGAAGAATCGTGAATCCGATGGATCACATGAGGTTTGCGACCTTGACTCTTCTGTAGTAACGGTTTGCGTTGATGCGGAGTCTTCCGAGACCTGCGGTAGTTCCTTCTGCGAATGGGTTAGCAACAATACCGTAACGGGTCTTGAAGCCAATCTTGGGCTGGAAGGTGTCCTGACCGACGGCACGAACCATCTGGAGAGGAACATATGGGCAGTAGAAGAGACCTGCGTCGTATGCGCTAGAACCCTTATAACCAACAACGTAGTACTGGTTAGAATCTACGTTTGCAGCATAAGGATCGATGTAGACGCGATACTTACCTTGGAGAACACCAGCGAAGGTGTTACCAGTGTCATCAACGTTCAGGTTAGCGTTGAGTGCAGGGGTGTAATCGAGAACACCAGCCATGGTTAGAGCAGACGCAACATCAGCGGAGCAGATGATGGTGTTGCCCTTTCCGCGACGAGTTCTTTGTGCGATTGCGTTAGCATCGCGCTCGATTTGGAACAGAAGACCCTTGAACTTCTCAACACTCCAACGTCCGTTAGAGTCAACGTCGAGGTCGAAGGTACCGCCGTTAGCAACGTTAGCGGTTGCACCCTGTTCAGCGGTCTTGTAGATGGTTCTGATGACTTCGCGGTTGATCTCAGCAAGAATCTCGGTGGAGAGAATGTTTGCGAGTTCAGCCTCAGCGTTCAGACCATGGATCGCCTTCAGGTCTTGTGCAAGCTCAAGGCTGTATTCTGCCTTCAGTGCTCTAGACTTAGCGGTTACGGTGACTTTCTCGATCGAGAATGCCATCTGGTTGAATGCATTGTCAGATGCATCTCCGAGTGCCTCTGCCTCAGCAGTGGTCATACCCTGACCGACGTTATATGCGGTCTGATCAGCAGAACCAGTTGGGTTCAGAACACCAGGGTTGGTTCCGTCTTGGTTGGTAGTACCCATACCAACTGCAGCACCAGTGAAACCGCCAGTGAGGTCACGGCTGTTGTTCTGTGCAGAGAAGGTGGAATCTACTTCATCATAGAAGGTCTCAGCACCAGTCTGACCATCGCGGCGGGAGCGCATTGCGAAGATCAGTCCAGTAGGACCAGACATTGGCTGAACACCACATACGTCGTATGCGATGAGGTTAGGCATGGAGCGTCTGATCAGGGAGATCAGAACAGGGTCGAATCCATCAACGTTGGATCCTGCAGGAGCGTGACCAGAGTTAGCAGGTGCTGCCTCTCCGAGGAAGCTAGCCTGTTCATGTGCTTCGCGCTCTTGGTTCTCTAGAAGTTGTGCGGTAACTGCACGGCGGTGAGCATCCTTGATTTCACCTGCACCTTCATAGTCCAGGATTGGAGCCCACTTCTCCATTAATTGTTGGGTATTTTGGTCCATTTTAACTTTTAAACCTCGTAGGTGTGTTGTTTAGCTGCGGTTTGAGTATTATCTAAAACTCACTTGTTAGTAACGTTGGAAAGTGCTTTCAGATAGGCGTCCATTGTAGAAGACACTTTGGTCTCTTCGCTGAAATCTGCCTCTTCGGTTAGATTTTCCGTTTCGTCAGCAGGAGCACTAGCATGCTCAGAGAAGTAAGACTTCTTCAGAGTTTCTAGTTTCTCTCTATAGTTCTCTTCACTCTCAAACTCAACACTTTCTGCGAGGGTTGCAAACTTATCCTTTTGGGAGATTGCGAGACCTTCAGCAACTTGACCGAAAATTCTGTCAGCAGAACTCTCGGAGAGCTTACCATTGAGTGCAATATTGCGCTCGATCTGCTCGTTGAGTTTCGTCTCCATATCATCTAGTTTCTGTACCATGCTCTCTAGTACATCATATTTTTCTTCAGGCATTGATACATAATGTTCTTCAAAGAGTGTCTTCATGCCATCCATGAAGGACTCGGTGATCTCAGTCTTAAGACCACTCTCAACAGCGAGAGCATTCTCTTCCAACCATTCAGAAGAAACATACTCAAGGTATGAATCGACACGTTCGGTCAGAGCGACTTTGATTTCTTCAACTTCTTCTGCAAGTGCAGTAGCATACTGCTCTTCCAGAGAGGTCTGGATTTCTTTGGCTTTAGCGTGGAGAGCAGCCTCGAAAATGGTCTTAGCCTTCTCTCTAAACTCTTCGGAGAGTTCTTCGCCTTGAAGTAGTGCTTCAACATCTTCTTCGACGTTGTACTCTACAACAACTTCGTCTTCAGAAGTTTCTTCTTCAGAAACGACTTCCTCTTCGGTAGTCTCTTCTTCGGATACAACCTCTTCAACTTCAGAGGTAACTTCCTCTTCAGCTTCAGCAACTACTTCCTGGTCAGCTTCGACTTCCGTCTCAACTTCCTCTTCCTTCATTGCAGCAGCCATAGGCTCTGCAGGCTTTGCCTTAGCATTTACAACGTCCTTAACTTGCTTAAGGGTTGCACCAGGTTCTTTGACTTTATTAGAGTCATCATCTGGCTTGCTATTTTCTGGAGTAGGACCGCCGAGGTCTTCGACAGCTGCACCAGATGGTTTTACCATTGGGTCAGCTGGCTTAGCACCTGCGTTTACTGCGGTTTTGGATTGTGTAGTGCCTACTTCCATTTCTTGTAAATCGTTACCACTGGACATTTGTACTCTCCGATTACCTTAGTATAATCTGTATTTATTTATAAATTATAGATTTGAAAGAAACTCTTGGAACAGATTTAACTTGTGCTCTTCGAGTCTTTTTTGATCGACGAGTGTGTTAATTCTCTTCTCAGTTCTTTCAGCGAGTTGTTCACGAAGGATACCTCCTTCCCAAACCCACTCTTTACCTTCCATGATTCCAGATACAAATGCATCAGGAGCGGAAGGATCAGCGACGATATCAGCAGCAGTTGCTAACATGAAATCTTCACCGACAACTTTATGACCTTCGTTTGTCATTTTGAGTGAACCAACTCCACGGGAGGAAACACCCAACATTACACCTTCATCTAAAAGAGAAGATGCAATCTTACCCATAGGGGTATTAAGGATTTGCGCTTTTCCTTTGAAGTTGTTACCCTCTTGCACTAGTGAAGTGATCTTATGGGAGACACGATCAAGGTTAACAGTTGGACCATCGGGGTGACCGAGTTCTCCAAGAGCTCTTCCCTTTTGAACAAAGGATTCGTTGTATCTCTCGACTTCTCTTTTCAGAGTGTCGATAGGATACATTCTTCCGTTTCTGTTCTTGATCTCACCCTGTAAAAATACACCTTCGATATAGAGTTTCTTGTTAGAACCCTTACCTTCAGTGATAATTTTTACATTAGAAATCTCTTCCGTAATAAGTTTCATTTCACTACTTACTTAAGGTCTTATATTTTATTTATTAAACTATGGACTTGTTACTGGATTATTGTCTGCGTCGTGTCGTTGATAAGTACCGACACCAACTGGATTATTGTTAGCATCGTGTCTTTGATACGCTGCTGGAGTTCTAGTTCCGATACCTGCTGCACTATTATAAGTGTATGCAATATAATCAGCGTTAAAATCTCTATGAGTTACCGTTGACCAACCAGTAGTTCCGCCAAGATATGAAGTTGTCGCATATCCTGGTTGACTAGAATCCTGATTATTGTCCTCATCATAACGGACATATCCAGTATTAGCCATTAGTCAGTTTCCTCTTCTGGGGTTTCTTCTTCTTCAGAATCTACTTCAGTTTCCAGTTCTGCAGATGGTTCCGTTTCGACTTCTGCTTCTGCAGCATCTGCTTCAACTTCTGCACCAGTTGCACCAAACATTGAAGCTGCAACTTGAGGTCTAACCGCATCAATATTTGCTGCGGACTTTTGCATCAAGATATCTTTAATCTTGTCGCTGATTGCAGACGCAGAAGCATCTTTCACCATCATGTCAATTAGATCATCCATGTTTTGTAGAAATTAATGATACGTAAATTTATTTATCAGATCCTGCCACCCTTAGGCATCTTGGCTTTTGGTGCTTCTTGAGTTGGTTCATCTTCAACCGCAGAAGCATCAATCTCAGGATCCATTGCAGGTTCACCCATTGCTGCATCAGAAGCTGCGGGATCTTCTTCCGCTGGAAGTTCACCTTCCATTTCTTCTGCACCAGGGATGATACCCATCTCTTTTTCAAATTCGATTCTTTCGTCGATCTCTGTAATTTCATAATCAGTCTGTTTTAGAACATGTCTTCTTAGATAATCAACAGAGAAATATGTACCGACATAAGGTTCTGCAGCAGCAAGAACACCCAGTCTATTCTGAATTAGTTCTGCTTCTTTGAGTTCTGCAAAATGATTGTCGTAGATATAATCAAATTGAATGTGATCGGAAAGTAGTTTCCAATCTTCAGGAGTTACGATATTCTTGAGGATAAGTTGAGTCTTGAGCATATCCAGGAATACTCCTGAAAATCTCTTTCTCATTCTTCCGACGAACTTGGTAAACTTGATTTCGTCTCTTAGAATTTCAGAAGAACGACCAAGATTGAAACCACCTTCACCACCAAGACGTGACTCAGGAACTCCAAGTGCTCTGTATAGTTTCTTTTGGAAATACTGAACGTCAGTAAGTTCGCCAAGATTTTGACCACCTGGTAAGGTAGTAATTTCTGTTCCACGACCACCTTCGCGTCTAGGGAGCCAGAAATCTTCAAGCATACTCATATGCTTCTTATCATCACGCATTTCACCAGTCGCAGAATCGTAGACTAGTTTGTTGCGATAACGACTCATCACATCGCGGAGATATTGTTCCGCTTTGATTTTCGGTAGATTACCAACATCAATATAGAAGATTCTACGTTCTGGTGCTCTTGATAGTCTATAGATGACAAGAGAATCCTCAATCATTCTGAGTTGATTGAGTGCCTTGATTGCTTTGTGGAGATAAGAAAGAACTGCTTGCTTATTTCTGTCTACAAGACCAGAGTGTACATAAGTAATCGCATCCTTTGCAATTCTTGCTGCCCCTCCCATTCCCGATTTGTATTGGGAAGTATTGATCGCACTGCCTCTAGTATTTGGGTTATATTCATAAAATTCTTCTACTTCTGGGGTTGCAAAAGTACCCGTACCATTTTGCGTACCACTTACTGAAAATGATGGGTTGATCGCAGTCTTTGCATCTTTCTTAATCTTTCTGACCAACTTAATTTTCATTGGGTCAATGTATCTGACCTCTTTGATTCCCTCTTGTGGTTTTTCAAGATCAATAACTTTATGGTAGTAGATTCTTCCATCTACATACCAGTTTCTCATAATCTCATGACATCTCTTGTCAAAATCTAAAATCTCTTTGATATATCTAAACTCGTTTCTAATTGCGTCCTTGAGTCTATCCGACGCAGGTAAATTCTGTAGATCGATCTGTACTGGAGAATCGTTTTGATCAGAAACGATTGCCTCGTTAATAACATCTTCAATAGCACCATCCACCTCGGGATGCAGTGCCATTTCTCTATATCTCTTAATTAAATCATACTCAGATTTATAAACACCTTCAATGTCTACATACTGCCCATAAAAACCACTAGACACATAAAAATCCGAAGAATCTTCTTGATTCTCCGGCACAGGAGAAACGACAGATTTTTTAGATCTGTCGTTTCCATCGTCTTGGATTTTAAAACCAAATAATTTAGCAGGCATCCTTCAAAATAGTAAAATTCCTTTTTACTATTTATTAGGTCAAAATATCAACCATTGAAATCGTTATTCCCACCTTTGATACCTTCTTCACCAGTACCCAGTTGAGTACTACCACCAGCATCGAGAGCATCCCACCATTGAACTTGAAGATCAACTGTGAATTCTTCGATAGTGTCTGCCTGATCGTAAGAAAGTTCAATAGAACTTACATTAGTTGGGAAGATTCCATAGAATCTATATCCCTTAAGAACGGGCATTGGTTGTGTGTTGGTATTGACCGTGCCTGCTTTATCTTTAGCAGTTCTGCCTAATTGATAAACAAAAGCATCACGTTGGTAGTCACTGGGTCTAGTTATACCGCTGTTGTCGTCGTGCTTGTTGATCAAATTCATCCACCTCTCGAAAGCAGTCCTGATTCTGAAATCAGTATCGTTGAGGACTGTAATGGTCCAGACATCAAACGTTCTATCACCAGCAACTTTCAGATTTCTTCCTCTGAAAGGAACATCGATTACGTTGACATTGGATGCAGGCAGGTTAGCTGCCTTAATCATAAATCTCATGTCCTGGGGGACTTGTTCATCAATTCCTTTGAGAAGGTCAGGAAAGTTAATAACACACTCAAAGAGATTGGGGCGTGCGCCCCCTCCTCTGAGTCTTGATTTAAAATCTTCCAAAGTTCTTTGTTTGAACTGTGGAGCGTTTGGAAAATTATCGTTAGTAGCCATTGTTCTTGATACCTCGGTAAATTAGAGATTGAAAGTAAATTAGAAAAATGTATCAGACGGTTCCAACAACCTCTTCAAAGCTAACTCCAGTTCTATTAGCTACGAATGTGAGACCGATGAAGTTAATCGATCTTGCTGGTTTGACGAAGATGTCTGCTCTGAACTGGTTTGCGTCAACAATATCTGGAGTGTTATTTGACTCATCACAAACAACTAGGAACTCAGTGATTCCTCTCTTCGCTTGAACATCACGGAGATATGGTTCGACAATGTTCAAGAAGTTGGTTCTTGTGATAACATCGTTAAACTCGAAGAGTTGAGAGCGAGCAGCACGTTGGATTGCAGCCTCAATAGTGAGGAACAAACGACGAACGTTGATTCTATCGAATGCAGATGCATAAGATAGTGCGGTCTTATCACCGAAGAGGATAATACCAGCACCAGGAGAGAAGATAACTGGGTTAATTCTCTGTGGATAGAGGAGATCTCTTTGTGTTTGAGATGGATTGTATGCAAGTTTAACTGCATTGTTGATTGTGCCTCTCTGAGCACCCGCTGGCGAGAACCATGGGAAACTTGCAATAGAAGTTCTACACATCAGACCTGCAATATCTCCATTTAGTGGGATATAGAGGAACTTGTTATTGAATCTATCAAAGGTGTACTTGTAACCAGAATCAAATACTGCGTAGGAAGAAGAAGTACAACCATCGAAGAAGTCGATGACGTTTCTTGTTTGATCATCTGGGTTAGTTACGTTGACAACACTACCTTTATGTGGGGATGCAGTTACAACACAATCCTTTCTCTCGTTTGCAATATCAATCAGTTTGTTGATCTTTGCCTGAGATTCAAAAATTGTATCTCCACCAGAAGGTCCATTGATCAGATAGTTGACGCCAACATCAGAAGGATTTCTGAACTTCTCATAACCACTCATGATATCACCTAGACTTACGTCGAACTTGGTGACACCATAGTCTGCACCATGTGCAAAGGTGTAAGTCTTATTACCTAGAACACCAAATGTTACCGAGGTTGCATCTTGGTTCCATGCAATAGAAGCACCACTTTGGAGTGCATAACCACCTAGAGAAGTAAATCCTGGGGAAATTAGAGTATCTTGGTTACCAGCGAAGATGTAACCAGATCTTTGTGCAAGATATGTCTTATAGTGTACGTTCTGTGCAGGAGTAATTCTGCCGTCATTTGCCTTGGAAAGTGAAGTATACTTCTCAAGGATGTTACCTGCAACACCACTTACCGAACCCTTGTCATCGATGACAACGATATTCAGTTCATCATTCTTGGTCTTTCTTTCTGAAGCGTAGTTAGAAGTACCTGGTTTTGGAGCAATGTTCTTCCAGAAGACATCACCACTTGCTAGGGTAATCTTCTGTTGTTCATACCAGTCAATTGCAGTGAATCCAGTATCAGTTAGAAGACCTTCGCCTCTGTCTGCAGTACCATCACCCGAATTTCTTGCATACTTAAATACGATAGTCGTAGATGCAAGGGATACTGGAGATGCAGTATCGGAGAAAACAATGTTGTTGGTATTATCAACAGAATGAATTCTTCCAGTGAATGTTCCGTTTAGAGAAGTGATAAAATCGTTCTCATCTAGGATAGAAAGATCAAAAGTACTTGGGAACTGGATAGAAGTAGAACCAGAAGAAACTGTTCCACCATCTGTAGATCTTAGTTTCTCCAAGGAATCTGCAACACCAACGTTGTTAAATGCTTGGATATACTGATCTGCTCCACCAATGAATCTACCTAAACCACTCTGGGTGTACTCAGCTTCTGTCCACTCATCGTTGTCGATGTCGTACTTGCTGAGAATCTTAACGTCAACACTACCAACATTAATCTGAGTAATGATACTCTTTAGATATCCGTTGAATGTTTTTACTGTTCCATCTGTTCCTGCATAGGAAGTGGAAACACCAACTGTTACTGCATAACCGACTTGAAGACCGAATGTACCGAGTCCAAGTCTTTGGTCAGCTGCATTATCGATAACTGCAACCTTTAGTTCATCTGCCCAACTACCTGGGTTTCTTGCTGCGAACTTCCAAGTGGTATCATACTGATGATTGTTTTCGTAGTCTTCGGTTCCAGTAATCTTAAGACCTGCTACTGCAGAGTCAGTTACTGATACGTGAGAGTTTACTAAACTCGTAGAGTCTGCTCTAACTACGTTTAGAACTCCACCATAAGAAAGGTAAGCGGAAGCGGTCAACCAATATTCGTTTTGTCCATCGGTCTCGCTGGGCTTACCAAATGTTGCTAGAAGATCTTGCTCCGTTTCGATCAGAACTGGTTCTCCAACTGGACCTTTAGCAAAGGGTCCGACGAAACCACCAACTTGGTCAAATACAGGATCAATTCTTCCGACAGTTAGGTCAACTTCCCTAACCTTTACGCCTGGTGATACTAGATTAAGCGACATGTCTTTCCCTCTGAAGAAGATTCATATGACTGCTAATATTTAGAATTTTGACCTTTTTCAGAGGGGAAACAACACATGAACCCTTTACCAGTCAGGATATTCCCAACGTGTATGGTCTCTTGCAACACGTCTTCTCTTAGTAATTCTATCAATAGTACACACTTTACATTCATATGAATATGCAGATGGCAGACTGCCTCTACTCTTTCTTGTCAAGTAAAATCCATCTAATAAGTCTTTGGTTTGACCGCAACTTCTGCAAGTTCTCTGCGCTAAAAATAGATGACCAAGTTCAAACTGGTCTTCAATATCCATCAGTTGAACTCCCACATATATGATTGATCACCATATTCATCCATATGCCATCTATCACCATTCTCATCTATAAAACTTTCTCCACCTTCTAAACCATCAGAGATAAATCCAAATGGTGCCATATCTGCTTCAATTTGATCTCTCTGATCTTCATAAATTCTCTTACGAACATCCTGATCAGACATCTCTTTGAAATAATCTTGCATGACCAACCATGCAAAAATAACTAGACACATTGCAAGGTCGTCGTTACATCCATCTTCCGCTTCAAATGAATTTGACTTTTGAATGAAAGTAGTTAGTTCACTTATAATATCGTAGTCGTTAATAATTAGTTTATCGTCTTCAAGTAGAGTCTTGAGATTCATGCATCCTGTCTTTTTGACAGTCTTAGACATCTTGACTCCCATCTGGGATTTCTTACCAGAGAATCCTTGACCGACAATCTGACCTGCACGCCCTCTCATAGAACACATCAGGATATTATCATATTCCAGATCCATATGAAGAATCTGACCCACTTGTTCTCCTAGGTCATTAACTTCTACAAGGACAAATGCTTTATTATATGATGTAGCAACATCTTTAATGATGTTTGGGAACAACATTGGTTTAATTTGATTGTTCCTGTATTTTGCTACAAGTTGATACGGGAAAGTAGTAGTATCAAATATAACGAACGCAGAATAATCTTTTTCTACACCACGAGCAACATCAACTGTGAGGATATAATTATGATCTTTTTCTGGTTCTTTGTAGATATCCAATCCTGCGTTTCTCTTGATTGGATCATCATAAGTCATTGATCTCAACTTGGGCGCTGAGATCAGAGTATCAACAGATCCAAGGAATTCGCACTCAAACTCAACCTTGAATTGTTGTTCAGATGTGTTTGCAATAGTCTGTGCTTTCCACTTCGCATCCCTACCTGGGACTTCAGACCAGTGAACATCAGTTGGAATATATTCATTCTTTCCCCTTTCCGCATCATGCCACATGCGGTAGAAGTGATTCATACCCTTGGGGGTAGAAACGATCAGGACTTTTGTAGACTTACCTGACGAGATAGTAGGATAAACAGAGGCAAAGAAGTCATCAGCAATGTGATTCGGGATGAATGCGAACTCGTCCAGAAAGATGACATTATAGGAGCCACCACGGACAGCAGATGCAGAAGTAGACGCGGCGATAATCTTTGATCCATTCTCCAGTTCAAGCGATCGTTTGTTCCAAGATACAATACCCTGTTGCATCCATTTAGGTAACTTCTCATACGCAAATTGTAACCTTCCGAGAAGGTCCTGTGCGGTGGAAGCTTTGTTAGCAAGAATTGCAATATTTACATTATCATTAAACACTGCATAATGCAAAAGGTAAGACACACATGTAGTGGACTTACCCGTCTGTCGAGGCATTCTACAGATATTAAATCTATTATTATGGAAGTTCTCAATTAATTTTTCTTGGAACTTATACATGTTAAAGGGGATCTCACCTTCATCAAGAGAAACGATCTTGATGTAGTTTTTTGCAAAATAAACGGGATCCTCTTTGCACTTAATAAATTCAATAACCTGTTCCTGAGTAAACTCAACTGCAACGTTGGCTTTTTTCAGATTGGGGTTACCAAGATATACCTGATCAGTCATAAAAAATTACATATTTGCGATTGACGATACTACTTCTTGTTGTTTGAAGTAAAGTTTAAGGTAGGACTTTGCGAACTCTCTCGCTTCAGTTAGAGTCATTTTATCAATTTCCCTAGATTGTTTCTCAAACTCGAGCGCTTTACTTAAGTTTGAGAGTTCGATTTTGTCGTCCATTTAAATTACCTCTGAATAACTACAATTGGTTGAGTGGGATCAGTAGGTGCTGGATAGTAATGCGAAATTACTGCACCAGGATAAAGTTTATCTACTTCACCCTTGACTTCTTCTCTGGAAGGTCTAGACCCACCTGGGAAGAAAAGTTGCACCTTATAAGGCTGACCTCTCCACGTTAGCATTATACAGAAAACGTTACCAGTAGATTGTAGTCTTTGATAATCTTCTGTTGCCAATTGTACGGGTTCGGTGATGGAATTAACATCAACCAGAGGTTCTGCCTTTACGATGTCGAATGATTGAATTTCTGTTGGTTTGAAGTCATCTCTCCAATCAGAAAATTCATAACCTTCTTTTTTGGTTTTGTTGCCCCAGTTCTTTGCACCGACTTTGCGACACTTGACTAGAGCACCAGATGCATATGCAGAAGGCCACACGGAGTAACGTGATTTGACCTTATGATAGCAAGCATCTTTCTTTTCGGCAACTAACCCTTCCTTCATATCCTCTTTTTGATTCCTGCGTTGCTGTGCTTCATAGGACTTTCTATCAGCACGCTTCTCAGCAGTGGGTTTATTTCTACCAGTCTTTGGTCCATCAGCGGGTTTATCCACTTTTGTGCCAACTTTTACATTGACCTTTTGTCTAGTTGGTGGTGCTTCAGCAGGTTTATCAGAACTTCTGAGTTCCCTTCTGAAGTCGTCCAACTTTTTATCGACTCTTCTTCTTGCTTCAGTTCCTTTTTTAGTTTTAGATTGTTTTAGAGCCTGTCTTTCCTTATCAATCTCCTTTCTATTGATAGCGTTGTCTTTTCTTACTTCTTTATCAGTTCTAACATCACCACTTTCCTTTCTCTTTTTAGAGATGGTATCTGCCTTCATTAGACGTGCTAACTTTGCCCTTGAACCAGGCTTAGTCATATCAAGTCCATGTTTCTTTGCTAGTTCTGATCTTCTTGCCTTGTCTTCCTTTCCCTCGGTAACAATCTTCGCCTCTCCAAGTCCATGTTCTCTTGCACCCTGCGCCATTCTATCAGCAATGGTTCCACGAAGTCTTGAAGCTCGTGGATCATTCTGTTTTCTCTTTTCTTCTGCCTTCTTTGCTTCTTTAGAAGCAGTTGGTCCTCTCTGTGTAGAACTATCAACACTCTTTTGTCTTTCTAGTCTTTCCTGTCTTTGTTTCGCCCTCATCTGGTCTCTATAACTTGCCTTAGGTTGTTTACCTATAGGTCTCTGGAGATTTTTAGTTCTTGGTTTGGCAGTTTCTCCTTGTCCCTCGGTAACAATCTTCGCCTTACCCTTTCTTTCTGGATTTGGATCTTCTCTGCGTTTCTTTGCAGCTCTCTTTTCCCTCTCGTCTTTAGTCATTGCAGCACGATCGTCTGCATCACGACAGAAAGGTTTTGTGGTTTGACCTGGTTGCTTTGCACATGGTTTTCCATCGTACTTACCACCTGCTTGTACCCATCCACCACCTTTGAACCAGTCACGAAGGGAATATCCCTTGGACTTGGCAGATTTACCATCTCTTTTTTCTAAAACGACTTCTTCAGTCGTTGGGGGCTTTCCCAGCAGATTATCTAGGATCCCTTGACCCTTAGCCCTCCTTCTAGAAGTATTCAGATCGTATGGTGTTTTACCCATATCCTTCATGGCCTGCTTTTTAGCATCCATTCTTTTGCCTTTGTTGATGGGTGTAACTTTGTTATCACCCTCTTCACCGATAACTTCAGTCTCCTCTTTCTGTTCTAACTCTTTGATCTTTTTCATATTGGCTTGATATGCCTTATCATATCCACTACCCTTTTTGGGAACACCAC